CGATAGTCTCTATCAAACTTAACGATTTTTGTCGATTCCATCTTATAGTATTCGGGGTATTGCATTCTGATAAAATAATTCTTTCTTCCTTGACTGACAGCATCAGCATTTGTTCCAACTGGATTATGAGATCCGCTTGCAATAAATTCTGCCCAGTGCTCTAGAAATTTCAATACTTTATAATCACTATCAATATAGAACCCTAAATTAACTTGCCCATAAATTCTACTATGGGCAATCTTTTCTTGAATGCCCATGTAGTTTCCTGCAATATTTGCAGTTGCCAAACTTCCATATGGAAGTTCTGCAGAGTAACATAACAATCCAACATCACCGCTTATAAATCTAGAATCAACACCTCTGTTAGCCAAATAAGATGATAACGCACCATCTTTTGGTGGTGCTCCAAACTTGACTTCATAATGTGAGGTTTGAGCTAGATTTGTTAATACTCTTTTAAATTCTGATATTTTTCTTGGTCTAGGTGCTGGCACTCTAAATACCTATATTATGAGTCTTTTAGTTATTTAGATGTCTTATAAGGGAAAATATCAACCATCTTATCCTGAAAAATACAAAGGAGATCCAACAAATATCATTTATCGTTCCCTCTGGGAAAGAAAATTTATGAAATACTGCGATCTCAATGAAAATATTTTAGAGTGGGGAAGTGAAGAAATTGCCCTTCCATATCGTTCCCCAATTGACCGCCGCATTCATAGATATTTTCCAGATTTTTATATTAAAGTAAAAGAATCAAATAATGTTATTAAAAAATATTTGATTGAAATAAAACCCAAAAGACAGACTATTCCCCCACAAAATCCAGGCAGACAAACTAAAACATACATCCGTGAAGCATATGAGTATGCAAAAAATCAATCAAAGTGGGCTGCTGCAAAAGAATTCTGTGCTGACCGTGGGTGGAGTTTTAAAATTATAACAGAAGATGAGTTAGGTATTAAATAATGCCGAGAAAAACTCTTAAAGACAAACAAGAGAAGCAACAAAAACTTCAACAAAATAAAGCAGTCAAAAATAGGGTTTTGCCACTTGTAGAAAGTATTAATGGCACTGAAGACCCTGATGATTTGATGCAGGAACTCATGGGACTTTTATCTGAGTCAAGCACTGCACCACAAGTAGGTAAATACTATACTTTTGTTTATTCGCCAAAAACATCTGGAATTACTTATGATGAATATCCTTTGGTTGCAGTAACTGAAGTTTTAAAATGGGGATTCAAAGGATTTAATTTTCACTGGAATGATGGAAGGCAATATACCTGGAAAGAAATCATTGGTGGTGTGTATAATATTCTAGATGAAGAAATAACTGATGTACGAAAGATACCTTTTGGAAAAATACGATCTAAATAGTTAGAAAAAGATAAATGGTAGTTAAGCCCTGGGAAGTCCAACGAAGCTCAACAACAAGTAACCCACCATCTTCTTCTGCTGGGTCATCTGCCCCAGCTAAGCCAGATAAACAGCAAGCTCAAAAATCCAATAAGAAGACAGCATATAGATATCCATTTGATAGAATTGATGATGGTGATGACTACTTATTAATAGAAGTTATTGATTTTGTTCCTGGTGGATTACAAAGACAAGGTGCCGAGTCTTTAGCATTAGTTACAACAGATCAAACTCTAGCAAAAAACAAGCAAAAAGTACTTAGTCGAATTATTTTACCTATTCCAGAAGGTGTTGGAGATACCAATAATGCAGACTGGTCAAATAGTAACGTAAATCCATTTGATGCTACTTTGATTGGAGCATTCAATCAATTTTTGGGACAATCTGCTGGGGGAAATCTTCCAGGTGCTTTTGGTGACATGGCTAAAAATCTTGCTGGTTCTGGATCTGCTTTAGCACTATCTGCAGAAGGAGGAAAGGCATTTATGGCATCAATGTCTGCTAAAGCAGCCGCAGCGATAACAGGAAATGCTAACGCCCAGGGACTAATTAATAGAGCACTTGGTGCAACATTAAACCCAAATAGCCAACTCTTATTTAACAGTGTGGCTCAAAGATCTTTTGGATTTAGTTGGGACTTAGTTCCAAGGTCTAAAAAGGAATCGGATGAAGTAAAAAATATAATAAGAATATTTAAATCCTACATGTCTGCAAGAAAAGGTGCTCAGGCTCAACCAGGTGGTGGATTCTTTATTGGGTCTCCAAGTGTATTCCAATTAACTTACATGACAGGTCAAAAACCACATGCATTTTTGAACCAGTTCAAACCAATGGCATTAACTGGGATGTCAGTTAATTATACAGGATCTGGAACTTATGCAACATATGGTGATTCAACACCAGTTCATATGCAATTAACACTTAATATGAGCGAACTTACACCAATTTATGCTGAAGATTATGATACAAAAGAAGGAAAAGATGGAGTAGGATACTAAGATGGCATACTTTAGAGAACTACCAGATTTAGAATATCAATCACCATTCTCGGATAGAAACTCTTCATTAGATTATGTAAGGGCAAAAAATATCTTTAGAAGAGTAAAAATCAGAGACGACTTACAGAAAGTTTTTACAATATTCAACAAATATACCATTTCTGATGGTGCAAGACCTGATACAGTTGCAGAGGCACTATATGGAAAGTCAGAATTTGACTGGGTTGTACTCATCAGTGCTGGGATAGTTAATGTAAGAGATGAGTGGCCACTCTCAAACTATGATTTGTACAATTACAGTTATGAAAAATATGGAGATAATCTCAATGACACTAAATTTTATGAAACAATAGAAGTCAGAGATCCTAATGGAAGATTAATTCTCCCTGCTGGAAAAGTTGTTGATGCTAACTTTACAATTCCAGACCCAGCGAATAAAGTTCAAAATTTACAACAATCTAAAGTTGTTGTAGCAATTAATAATTATGAATATGAAGTTCGTAAGAATGAGGCAAAAAGAAACATTTATGTATTAAAATCAGAATACTTACCAAGTTTCTTAACTGATATTAGAAAGATTATGACATATACAGAATCATCTCAATTTATTGATTCTAAGTTAATTAAGGCATCTAATACTAGAATCAAGTCACCATAAAAAAGGGGGCATATGCCCCCAGTGTATCAGTCTTCGGCAAGACGGGCGAAGTAGGACAGAGCATCATCATCCTCATCTTCTTCAACCGCAGCAGCACGACGGGTGGGTTGAAGATTGTTGAGTTCAGTACGAAGATCCTCAGTTAGTTCGCGGGTCGAACCACGGGTGTTGTCCTCATCAAGATCTTCGGGGTCCTGATAACGAGGAGTACCTTTGGAACCAAGCACATAGTCAAGACGCTTCTTCAGTTCATCATAGGTCTTGAATTGGTCGGCAGCAACGAGTTCGGCAAGCGAATACTGCTTCTTCCACACTGCTTCCATTGCATCATCATCGTCCAGCAGAGGAGCAGCAGCAGCAAACTCACTAGAATCATAGTTACGATAACCAGCAACGTTCTTCGCCTTCAGTTTGAAGTTGGCACCTTGCCAGAAGTCAAACGGATCGATTGCTTCCTCATCTTCAAACTCGGGTTGCATCGCAGCAGTCAGTTTGTCGAAGATCTTTTTACCGAACTTGAACAGGAAGACCTTACCTTCGTTCGCAGGGTTGGCAGGATCTTTCACAACGTAAATGTTGCTCACATAAGTCAGTTTGCGCTTCTGCTTACGTGCCAGTTCCTTACCAGCATCAGTACCATTGTTCCACAGTTCAGAGTTGTACTCAGACACTGGATCCTTCTGACCCAGAGTAGTCAGAGAGTTCTCAATATACCAACCACCAGGACCTTGGAATGCGTGACTGTAGAGTTTCACGAACGGAAGGTCCTCACCGTTCGGAGCAGGGAGGAAACGGATTACGGCATAACCATTGCCGCTCTTATCTACATCCAGTTTCCAGATGCGGTCATCACTAGAACCGCTACCAGTATTCATTTTTTCAACTTCTTTGACCAGTTTAGCGGTCAGAGAGCCCAATTTAGATTGCTTCTTAAGGTCAGCAAAAGACATTTGGATTACCTCGGATAGTTTGGATTCGGGGGATTTACTTGGATATTATAGCGAAGATTGAATCACCTGTCAATGAATTGTTTGAGGGATTCAATGGTCTTATTCATACTACTGAACAGTACTTGCATATCAGTCTCTGGTGGAAAACCCATCAATGCGACTGATTTGCGTAGGTTCTCTTTCATCTCAACCGCTTGTGGATCATCTGAAAGAGACAGTCTAGTATACATCACTCTCTGCTTTTCTAGCAAGAGTTCTAACTTTTCAATGTGTTCCAGTTTGGTCTCACGGGGCATCATACCAAAAGTGAGAATACTTCCGTATATCTCCTCTTGTAACTTATTGATTTCTTTCAGTTCATCTTGAATAATATCGGAGTCAAAAAAGTTACTCATCTATGATTTCCCTTAAAATCTTCTTGTACTGGAATACGTCAATATTTATGAATTATTCTTTAATGCTCTTTTTCTTTCTCTTGCCCGTTCCTTACGGTTTTCCCTATCTTTTTGATTTTCCCAATATCTCTTTTTCTCCCTAGCTCGTCTAGCTAAAACTTGCTCCTCAGTCAAACCTTTTGCCCATCTCTTCTTTTCATAATCTGGATTTTTATCTCTCCACTTTTTTCTAGATTGTTCTTTTTGAACCTCTCTAGATGGAAAATTTTCCCAATTTTCGTCCTTTATATCTTCTATAAAATCAGGACCATCAATATTAAGAGCAAGATTAATACTCGATACATTTAACATATTCTTTTAGTAGGGGTAATATTATTTAGGCGGGACTTACGCAAGTCAAATACCCCTACCCGACTTTGCTGCCCGCACTCTATGAAATTATTTCTCTAAGAATTTTTTTATAGTTAAAAATATCTATTTGAAGAAATGGTGAATATTTTTTAATTTTAAGAGAAACACACTCCCACACTGGGTCCAAAAGTTTTTCATCAAACGTCTTCCCGAACAGGAATATTTTATCATATATGACCAGTGTTTCAAGGCTAATCTTCCCGCTCAGGAATTTTTTTAGAACGGGTGGATGTCCTTTGGAACAATTCAACGCATCCTCTAATTTTGTTTCCGAGAACAATTCGTTGCTTTGCTCTTTGAACAAGTAAGTCAAACTCTGCTGTCGTCTCATCCATTCTTGATATGTTCTTTCTCCTTCGTTTATTAAAGAACCAATCCATAAATTACTCGGGTTGTCTGCTTCTACAAAGTTTGATACTAAGAAATCTACGACTTCTTTATCAGAATATTTGCGACTTGTCTTCTCGAACCAGTATTTGTCCTTGCGTTTGTTGAAGGATGTCATACTGGCACGGGTCTTCGCACCATATTTAAAGAAATCGTATTTTGGGTTTGTGAAATGATTTTTAAGTGACAAATAATGTTGATAAGTTTCAAAGGGTGTCACGATCATAAAGGCAATCTTGCTCTTGATGTTTTCTTCATAAAGTTAAGACGAGTGGCATCCCACTTGAGTCTT